TTTTTATTTACCGTCCAATACAATTTTAATTCATGGTTTCTACTTTGGTGATATTCATTATTTATTAAATCAAATCCAAACTTCAATAACCATTCTTCTGTAATTGGTATTGGTTTAACTTGATTATGTGGTTCTTTTACAATATAGGTAATTGCTTCTAAATCTATTTTATTTACTTTACCTAAAGTATCATAAACATAATTTCCTATTCTTAATTCTTCTACTTTCATTTAGCCACCATTACTTTAGCTCTTACACCCTTCCAATACTTCAACGTTGCTTCCGCTTTCGCTACCTCGTTGTCGATTGACTCAACGCATTGGAACTTCCAATTGTCCCCGTGTTCATTCTTGTAAGCATCGGCAACCTTAACCGCGCTTTCGTTAATCATTTGTCTTAAACTTTTACCTGATTGCATAATTTCCTTTATTTCTTTTTAAACCTATTGTTTCCATTTCGTGATACCTAACGCTGTCAATTCCGTGATTCCATGAGTCAATCGGCTTGTTTAGTTTAGCGCCTGTTTTCTTATCTTTGTCCCACGCATACTTGCGAAGTTCATTTATCAAATTTAGTGATTTAGTTGATACAAGATAACTTTCTTCTTGCATTATTTGTATGCCAAAATTAATACTATCAGCTCCCTTAGTTACTGCATGAGCATTCACTCCGTACATTCTTAATTCTGCTATTGATTTAGGTTCTGCACTATCACAATAACAAGGTAGCTTAGTGTTTATATACTTTGCAATCTGTGAGTTGCTTAAACCTTTGTTATAGCATATCTCATTAATTATCCTATGCTCATTCCATTTGTATATCTCAACTATTGCAGTCGGGTCATTGGTATACCCAAAATCGACACCATAACCAAGTAACCTTGCATCGTTTGGAATAGTATCTATTGTTTTCCAATTGTTGAAAATAACACCGTCTAAACTTCCTATTTGTCCTAACCCGTAAACATTCCACCAATTCTCCCAATACGTTGACGTTTTAGCTTTTTCTTTTGCTCGTTCAATTTCCTTTACAATTGCTTCATCAAGCGCCTCATTATCTTTGTAAGTCAATATAACAAAGTCGGATATTTCTGTGTTTAAAAGCTCTGTATGTACCCAAAATTCATTCGTAGGATTGTAATCTAAATAAATAAATTTCTTTGTACGTATTGCTAATTGTTGATATGATTCAAACGCTACATTATTACACTCATTTATGAATAAAATATCACGCCTTGCCCCCCTTAATTTATCGGGTTGGTCAGCACTAAAGAACTCAATGTAACTTCCGTTTGTGAACTTATAAGTAAGATTAGATTTGTTGAAATTGTTATGGTTTAGATTACCCGTCCAATCCATTATTTTAAGGAAGTCTTTTAATGCACCACGCTTTAAATGTGGTATTGATTCAGACACAACGGATATCTCTGATTTCGGATGTTGTAATGCGTATTGAATTAAAAAAGGAAGGATTGTAAAGGTTTTTGAACTTGATGTTCCACCCTGTACAATCCTTAGTCTTTTTTTTAGCTTAGCTATCTTTGTTTGTGCTGTTGTCTTAATCAACATCTAAATCAAGCTGTTTAAATATTGGTTTCTCTACTTCCTCAACTGCTGTATGTGTCATTGATAGTTTGCGTAATTCCTCAGGCGTTGCTATCAACTTCATCAAAGCCATTTGCAAGGCTGGAGCATTTGATTTATACCATTTAGAACGCATTGAAACCTTTAATTCAGTACGATTTAAATTAAGCAATTCTTTTAGCTCCTCCGATTTTTCCATTTCCCATGCGTAAAATGTACTTGATGCAATAGGTAAAAAAGCAATAATATCATCAAAGAAAAACAACTTATGTTTCACAATAACTTCCTTTGCTTGCTCGAATATCTTTTGTTTATCGTATGCCATTATTCTAAACCTTTAAATGCTTTTAGTGGATAAAATACCAAGCTGTTTCTATATCCGTTTTCGTGTGTTGGAATAATCGGAGTAACTCCATGTACATTTTTCCAAGCTGGATAAACTAACATTGAATTATCACAGCTATCCATAGTTGCGCCATAATCAGGAACAGTTGTATTGCCCCCTGTTGCGTTCATTTTTTTAGCTATAATAACATTCACGCATCCTTCTAAATTACCAGCATCTCTATGAAACGGAGCTGAAATATTATAATTTGAAATTGAACTTGTAAATAAATCTCCAAAACGATACTTTTCAGAAGTGTTTTTTTGTATTATTTCTTTTTGTTTTTCGTAAATATGTGGAGTTAATTCTTTTATTATTTTTTCACTTTCTTTAGCTAATAAAAACATAGCTTTTATAAATGTTTGAGCCGATTTAACGGAGTGAACACTTGAAACAGTAGGGTAAGGTCTACGCATATGTGGTTTAGGTGGGACACCTCCTAATATTGTGCTGTATTGCAAAACTTCCTTTTCAGAATTATGTAAACCGCTTGACCTTTTCATTGTGCTTTTCGGTACGTTTTTACTTCTCAATTCCTTATCCGCTAAATCTGCTAATTTTGAGGCCTTTTCTGAATGTTTTGAAATATCCTTTATGTAAAACCCAATAGGCTCGTCGTTTAAATAAAATATACTATCTTCGGTTATATTTGGTTCTATATCCCCACAAATATCACCAATTTTAATATCATGTTTTATTTGCACTAAATCAATTCTTTTCATCTTTTAGTTTTTCAATCAAAAATCCACCAATATACAATCCCTCGGTTCTCCAAAATTTAACTAATTGCTGAGCTTCCTCATAGTGTTCCGCGTCAAATTCAATTTGAATAGCTTTTTTAACCCCGTTTGTCATATCATCTAATTGTTCGGAAACATCGTCATCGTCAAGTATTGAATAATCTACATCGGTATCAAATGTGGGTACGTCTAAACCCCAATCCGATAATTGCTCAACATCCCAAACGTTGGCTAATATTTCAAAATCCCATTCACCACCTGAAGTATTGTCTTTAATTAAAAATTCTCGTTGTTGTTCCTCAGTTAAGTTGTCTGCAATAATTACGGGTACTTCTTTTAATCCTGCTTCTTTGCAAGCCTTAAATCTCATATTACCTCCCAATATTACCATGTCAGCATTAACTACTATCGGTCTTATATCTAACATTTGTGGAAAGTCTTTAATCGACTGCACTAACTTTGTAAACTTATCGTCCTTAATCAACCTCGGGTTGTTAGGATTTAGTTTAATATCTGATATTTTTGTTTTTATTACATTCATTTTTCCCCATTATCTATTAAATAAAAATAGGCAGTCCAAAAAATCAAACTACCTAATGTTATAAATCCAACAAACTTCGCTATTGTAATCATCCTAATAAAGCACCCTTATCGTCTAACTTCATGTCATAAGCATTGTACACTTGCTTCATCTTACGTAGCATGTCGTTCAAACAAGAAGCGCATGAAGTTGGTTGTTCATTGGTTTTAAATACTCTATTGTACACCTTTAGAAATTGTAATTGTTCTGAAGGTCTAACTCTTACGGTCATTTTAGGAAGTAAAAAAGTTAGTTGTTCGTGTTCTACTTCTGTAAGACATTCAGGTGTCTTGTAAGGAAACATTTTGTTAAGTTTCTCCTGGCGTTCTTTACAATTACAATCATCCCCAGCAATGAAGTTAACAAGCTTATCTATTCCTGTTGCTTCTGTGAATTTAGCTACTGTATCGCCAAATCCCTTTGATACTCTTTTTGCCATATTTTTAGTTTTCTTTTACATTTTTTAATTGTGTG